GACAAACTCCTCTGCTGTTGCTAAAGTTTCTTTTAATCAAGAAACCAGTGAAGTCGGTGTTGCTTACACTTACAAACCTGATAAGTTTTATATCTTCAAATGTGATAGCATTGATGGTTTCAAAGACAGTCTTTATACTGCTTTTGAAAATGGAGAAAGTGTTGGTAAGATGATTTCTCAAATGAAGAAAGATGGTGTCCTTGTGACTGTCTAAATCTTTATTTACTAACAACAAATAACTCATAATTTATATAAATAGTTATGAGTTATTACAACTTAATATGCCTAGAAAAAGAAAGACATCCGCAGATTGCGATTTAATACGAGAGTATCAACGCAACTGGTTAAAGGATAAACTTAAAAATGATCCAGAATATAAAGCAAAACATTACGCAAATAGGCAAAACCGAGCAAAACAAAATAAAAAAAATCTTACCAATTTAAAGGAAAGTATTTCTTGTTCTGCTTGTGGTGAATACTATCCAGCATGTTGTATGGATTATCATCATTTGGACCCTAATATAAAAGAAAAAGGTGTAGCACAAATGATACAAGGAAATTCTTGGAAAAAAATTCAAGAGGAAATTTCTAAATGTATTTTAGTTTGTGCTAATTGTCATCGTAAAATACACGAAGGTTTAATTACGCTCGTTTAGCTATCTAGGAAAGCACCGATCTCATAAATCGGCACAGGTCGGGGCAGAACCGACAACGAGCACTTGCCGTGGTTCAAAACTTTAGATAAAATCCAGTGGGGCATTTATCAAAGAGTTTTGATTTAGACTCACAACCACACGGCACACTTGACTATTGTGATTCTTTGAGTTATGATAGTCTTATACAAGCGAGTATGGTGGAATCGGTAGACACACCAGACTTATGAAAATTGAGCCTCATTTAGGAAACTTTATGAGTGTAATTCCTCAAATTCGGTGAAACCTGTAAAATGGCAATACCGAGCCAAGCATCGCAAGATGAAGGTGTAGAGACTAGACGGGGAACATCTAAACCGAAAGGTATGATGAAGGTATAGTCCAGACCACAAACCGAAAGGGTAGTGAAAACTATAGTGGTAAGAAAATCTGTTGGGCATTGCCCGTGGGAGTTCAAGTCTCCCTACTCGCACTTAAAAGGTAAAGTTTATAAATAATAATGTCTTTGCCTTTACCATTATGGGAAAACCTAGAACTTATACTGATAATCAATTTATTGATGCGGTAAAAACATCTACTAGTGTAAGACAAGTATTAGCAAAACTTGGTCTAAAAGAAGCAGGAGGCAATTATAAAATTGCTCAACAAAGAATAGAAAAACTTGGTATTAGTCTTGCTGATGGTGCTAATGGACAAGGATGGAGCAAAGGAAAAAAACTTGGACCTAAAAAACCAATTGAATTCTATCTAACAGAAAATTCCCATCACCAATCATACAAACTCAAACTTCGTCTAATTGCCGAAGGAATAAAAGGACATAAATGTGAAGAATGTGGTATAATTGAATGGAGAGGAAAACCAACTCCAATTGAATTGGACCATATAAACGGAAATCATCACGACAATCGTTTGGAAAATCTTCGTTTATTATGCCCTAACTGCCACGCACAAACTGAAACTTACCGAGGAAAAAACAAAAAATGATTACCATTGAATATTTGAAAACTGTCTGCGAAATCCAGTGGGATTGGAATAATATCCTTGGAGCAATAAAAGAAGTATATGCTGACAAAGGATTTAAAAGTAGAGCAGACAATTTCCTTCGTTCTAGAATTGTTGAGTTGTGCTTACCTGCTTTTTCTTCAATTATTCATATTGATGAAGATGGTATTGATTTTGAATTAACAGTTGATGGGATGAAAGTATTCATAGAAGGTAAATTTGGGCAAGGATATCTCCCAAAAAAAGGAGGAACTAGCAAAATAAAAATGAAAAATTATTATGGAAAAATCAATGATGAAACTTTTGAAAAATTCAAAAGTGAAACAAAACTTGATTATGTGATGATTGTTGATACCAAATATTATACAGTTGCTCTTGCCACAAGAGAAACTGCACAAAAATATTATTTTACTTCAGGTGATGGTGTTAAAACAAGAATTCCAAAAGATGAATTGGTATATTTAGATTTGGATGTTTCTAACTTTACATTTCCATCTTCTGGTGTTAAAATTTCTCAAGTATTGAATGAAGTAATCACCGATTGGATTAAGAACCGATGAAACAATTTCCTCTTAAGTGCTGTTTGCGTTATCCAGGAGGCAAGAGTAAAGCATTAAAAACTCTTGCTCCTTGGTTTCCAAGTGACTTCAAAGAGTTCCGTGAACCCTTCTTGGGTGGTGGAAGCATTTCTTTAATGGTATCACAAAACTATCCAAAAGTTCCCATCTGGGTCAATGACAAGTATTATTACTTGTATAACTTTTGGGTTCAACTTCGTGATGACGGACAAGTTCTTAAAGATAAGTTGAGAGCAATCAAAGAAGAAGTGAATGGTGATGATAATGCACACCGAGAACTCTTTGATGATTACTCTCACACGATTGGTAATCTTGAACCAATCGACCAAGCAGTTGCGTTCTTTGTAATGAATAAGTGTTCTTATTCTGGTCTTACAGAGAACTCAACATTTTCAGTTCAAGCATCACGTTCTAACTTCTCATTGGTTGGTATTGATAAACTTCCTAGGTATTCTTATATTATTAAGGACTGGAGGATTACAAACATTGACTATGAAGAAGTGATGAACGCAGAGGGTGATGATGTGTTTGTATTTCTTGACCCACCTTATGATATTAAGGACTTCCTTTATGGAACTGGAAGAAAACTTCACTCATCATTCTCTCACGAAAGATTTGCTGATGATGTGGATAAATGTCCTCATCGTTTTATGATTACTTACAATCTCAATGATTGGTTATTGAGTCGTTATAAAGAGTATAATCTAAATGAATGGAAGTTAAGGTATTCGATGGTTCATCGTGGTGAGAAAGGAACTCAGGACAATGTAAAGACTGAGTTGCTCATTACCAATTATACACTTGACTCCGTTGTATAGATAGTGTATAATTGATGAATGGAAGTGTGTCCGAGTGGTTGAAGGAACTTGTCTTGAAAACAAGCATGGTGAAAGCCATCGTGGGTTCGAATCCTACCACTTCCGTTGCTCCTTATGGAGCATAATGCCCTTGTAGCTCAGTGGTAGAGCAATGGTTTTGTAAACCATTGGTCGCAAGTTCAAATCTTGTCGGGGGCTTGACAGAATTTCGATTCTGTCTTACAATCAAATAATGCGAAATTAATTCAGCGGTAGAATGTCTGCCTTCCAAGCAGAACGTCAGGAGTTCGAATCTCCTATTTCGCTCCAGGGTGATTAACTCAGTGGTAGAGTTTCTCGTTTACACCGAGACAGTCGGGGGTTCGAATCCCTCATCACCCACCACGGGATGTAGCTCAACTTGGTAGAGTGCTTGATTTGGGTTCAAGATGTTGCAGGTTCAAATCCTGTCATCCCGACTTGGAGAACTAAATATCTCCAAATACTACAAATTCATTATGTCCTTAATTTCACAAAGAGATAGAGAAGTTGTAATTGAAGCACTGGACTTTTATCTTTTCAATAAAAAATTTGATTTTACTGAAGAAAAAAGAATGGAGTTAAATTCACTTCTGAATTGGATTAAAATCGAATACAATAAGAATGAAAATTAATCTTTGGTACTGTAAAGAAATGAAGCAATGGAGATGGACTTTATGTGAAGATTCTCGTCCAATTGTTAAACAAGAATCAGGACAAAGAGAAGATTTACGAGATGCTATGAATGACGTAGCAAATACTGTTGAGTATTTAATGAATACTTGACATTCTTATTCCCCTGTAGCTCAGCGGTAGAGTCGTCGGCTGTTAACCGATTTGTCGCAAGTTCGAATCTTGCCGGGGGAGTTGGATATAAATTATCCAAATATCGTGGGGAAGTGTAACGGTTGCACAGAAATCTCATAAGCTTCAGGTTGGTGGTTCGATTCCACCCCCCGCCACCAAAATGGGGGATTAGCTCAATTGGTAGAGCAGAGTCTTTGCAAGGCTAAGGTTAGGAGTTCGAGTCTCCTATCTTCCACTTTACAAAAATCAGATTCTTTGATACTATATAATAAGTTCAAGAGGATGTGACCTCTATATTCCAGGACATCGGGGCAGTACCGATTATCTCCATTTCTTGGGGATAAATTAGAATCGACTGGGGTTTATGTTGTATCTGTTGACGGGACAAAAAACAAACGCAAACAAAATTGTTGCATTCACTCGTCAGACTGCTTTAGTCTGACCTAAAATGAGTGAAGGGGGTTTGTAAGTTTCCTTCTGATCCAAAACTTGTACTGGAGGACACTTTATCAAGTGTCCTTTTTTTGCTTCAGGGGCACTGAGAGGTGCTATGATTACTAGATAAACAAAAAAATCAATGTTTGAATCTCTTGTTCCTTTCATTAAAGAACGTCTCACTAAGCATCACGAACTTTATAGTGCTCAATGTAAAGCAGAACTCTGGGAAGAAAATCTTTGTTGGGCATTAAAACAGGCGGGTTTTGGTAGTGATTGGAAACCAGACTTCAATCATAAAAGTGGACTTGATCAAACTACAGACGAAGGTATTCGTATTGGCAATAAGGGAGGAAATGTAATTAAAAATATTGTTGAAATTAGTGGATCACGATTGACTAAACACAAAACAATTCAAGATAAACTCAATTTCTTGAGTATAAAAAAAGAGGATTATATTTTTTGTTTGGGTACTGAAAAGGATGAATGGAAAAAAGGAATCAAACGTTATTATTTCATTGTAATTAAGTCAGATATTCTTGATTATCATAATCAACTCTGGGAAGAAACCTATGGAAAACAAACAAATATTGGTCAACTTGTTGGATGGAAATGTTCTTCCGAAGTATTTAATGCTAAAATTATCAGATCTAACTCTGATCAACTTTGGACAACTGTTAAATTAGATTACTGCGAAGAAATACATGACATTACTATTGGGTGATTGTTTGGAAATTCTACCAACACTTGCAGATAATTCTGTAGATATGGTTTTGGTAGATTTACCGTATGGCACAACTGCTTGTAAATGGGATAGTATTATTCCTTTGAATAAGTTGTGGGAACAGTATCATAGAATTTGTAAAAAGAATGGGGCGATGGTATTCACTGCCGCTCAACCATTTACAACGATTCTTGCTGCTTCTAACATAGAAAACTTTAGGTATGAATGGATTTGGGAAAAACCACAAGGAACTAATCCTATGAACGCAAAGGTGATGCCTTTGAAATCACATGAAAATATTTTGGTTTTTTATCGCACCAAACCCACATATAATCCTCAAATGTGGTATTCAACTCCTTATTCTGGTTTCTCATCAGAGACCAGCAAGATTGGTGAGGTTTATGGTAAAGCACAGAGCAAGCATCGTGACAATCCAGATGGGTCAAGATATCCCAAAACGATACTTAAGTTTAAGCAAGAGAAGGGATTGCATCCAACACAGAAACCAGTAGAATTGATGGAATACTTGATTAAAACATACACCAATGAAGGTGACACCGTGTTGGACAATACAATGGGAAGTGGGTCTACTGGTGTTGCTGCAGTTCGTTGTAAAAGAAATTTTATTGGTATTGAAATGGATTCTGAGTATTATCAAGTTGCTGAAAAACGGATACAAGAAACTGTGCTAGTTTCTGAACTGGCACACAATACCTCCAATGCCCTTGCAGACCTGCTATAATACAAAGGTAATCAACGGAAATCTATGGCAACACGTTCTCGAATTGGAATCCAACTTTCTGATGAGTCTGTTCTCTCTGTGTATCATCATTGGGACGGGATGCCTTCTTGGTTGGGTCGTATTCTGAATACTCACTACAATACCAGAGAGAAAGTTGCAGAACTGATTGATGGTGGTGATATGAGTTCTTGCTGGACTGATACTCCATTTAATTATGATGGAACTCCATCTGAGTATGGTCCTAATTATTACTCTTATCGTGGTGATGATTGTCCTCCTCGGCACGATGCAAATAAGTATGATTATCTTGCCGAGGGTGAAGAGTATGCCTATCTCTACACTCTGAATGATGAGTGGGTATGTTATGCTCTTAATGAGAATGATTATCCCACAGTTGTTGAAATTCCTTCTGGTGCCCTTGCGGTTTGATATATGAAAACTTCTACTGCTCTTGGTGTTGCTTTTGGTGCGATTGTTTTTGCAGTTGTCTTCCTATTCTTTGAAGCATGGTTGCTTGGACTGATTCTGTCTTGGTTTAATGTTTCTTTGACTATTTGGCAAAATCTTGCTATTGTAGTTCTTGCTAATATGATTTTCAAAAACACTGGAGTCTCTTCAAAATGAAACCTGATAACACTCTTCGTAACGCTAGTATCATTGGCGTTTCTTTCCTCGTCTCTCTGGTAATTATCAATGCTGTTGTTGGTCCGATCTATAATGTATGGGCACAATCCCTTGACGGTAAAGCAGAACTTCAAAAAGCAGAATATACTCGT